TCTATTTAAACCCTTCTCTGCACCCCTAATGGTAAGTTTGGCGTTATCTAGGCGGCTGAAATTACAAGAACCTGAGGGGTTATAGTCTGATGCATTCATGCAGAAGTGGTACGCAAAGAAACGTGTATACATCAACACTTGACTTTCTGGGATAAATTCAGAAGTCCCAAATGAAGATTTGTAATAATTTTGTACTGTGTGGAAATAGAGTGGACTCATCTGTTCAAGTAAATGTGTCCCGTTTATTTGTAAATCGGCACTCTTGAACGTAAACCTATCGTTCGCAAAATCACCACTATTGGCACCAAATCCAAAGAATAATGATTTAACTGGGTGGTTGAATGATGAAATGTCACACACGTTCTCATTTGTGGCAACTGTATTATCGATAGTTGTTGTTAGAGGGAATTCTATCCTTTGAACTTGTGTAATTACAAAATCGAGGGGTCGCGTGATTAATGACTCCCTCTCATTGGTGTCTAGGTATACATAATTACCATAAATCTTAGCCTTTTTCTCATCTGCCGTTATAAGAGCTAAATTTGCTTCATCGAAGTTTATCCTTATCTCGACTTCATGGTGTTGTAACGCTATAAGGGGTAAAAACGCTTTGTGATCACAGAAAAAGAAGTGTAGGGGTAGAAATGTAAAGTTAGATGTCGAAGTTTTGTTATTAAGTTCTTGGGATTTATTCCATGTATCAGCTAGGTAATTTGGCCATATATCTCCAAAATAATCATAATGCTGTGAATCTATTTTCTGACCACCGATAAAGAGGTCTAGTGTGGAGTTATAGAATAGATTGGATGCGATATTTGCATTAGAATTGAGAGAACTCGACTCTACCCACAACCCTGTCAATATATCACCCAATACAGGGATTTTGATGGACATATCTTTATCGGAAAGATGTTTAATATATTTTGGGGCTTGTGAAAAGTTTGTATGTCTAGTAAACTTCATACGAAAGAAGGAGTGTCCTTCATCACTGTTTAGATACACATCCTGCACACCTTTAGATACGAGTTGTATTAATGCACCCGACATTTAATTATTATTTAGATTATAAAAACAGACACTTTCCCTGAGGGAAGTCATCCTTTATTTCCTCAACAACTCTCCCTTTGATGTTAAATCCACCTTGTCTATACACTTTCATTCTCTTGTAATACATTGCAGTGAAGACTGACCAGGGGTCGTGTACATCGTATATATGTGGGTTGTTCTTCTTACCCTTCGTTTCCCTCATAATTCTCCCGATAGACTGTTGAATGTCTGACTTAGGGGTGGATAAGATAACTGTATCGAGTGTTGGGATATCGAGGCCTTCATGGGCTTGACTGAATGTGGCGAATATGATTTTCTTTTTTGAGGATTCGTGGAGAGCTGCTTCTTTCATACCACCCATGTAAAGTCCTGAAGTTTTAGGGAAACATTGATGTAAGAACTCACAATGGAGCCGACGATCACTGAGTACTAATAATTGTCGATTACCAGCTGATGCCTTTTTCACCAGTTGTACCAGCATTTGATTTCTTTGTCGATCTTCTACCAGGTGTGTAATCATATTCGGCATTGAAATTTTACCATTTCTCATGGAAGGTGGGGGATTCTTATAATTTGGGGAATCGTAGGTGATTGTCATCACCTCAACCTGTTCTTGGTTTTTACGTTCTACTGCAAAGAATGTCGGACCCATAAACCAGTGAAGAACTTTGGTGAGTCCATCCTTCCTTTCAGGTGTCGCTGAGAGTCCATAAATATGTTTTGGGCACATTTTGAAGAGAGATTGACTGAATACTTTCGCACAAATGTGATGTGCCTCATCGACAATCAATGTACCAATACTTTCAAAATCACCAAAGCTGTATTCTTTGAGGGAGAGGGACTGTAGCATCGCTATTATAAAATCACATTCAACCTCCTTCTTGTCCTGCTGGACTATACCGATTGTTGCACCTGGGCAAAATTGTTGAATCCTCTCTCTCCATTGATCAGCTAAAAACTGTTTATGTACCACGATCATCGTGCGATACCCCAATTTACAAGCTATGGCCAAGGATACCGTCGTTTTGCCGTAACCACATGGTAGAGAAAGGACACCATGCCCTGCTTTAATTGCTGCTGCGAGTGCTTCATTTTGATGTGTAGCATCTCGTAATTCTCCGACAAATTTGGCCTTGAATTTTGCTGGTTCTGGTCGCTTGTCAATTTGGGCTTCCCCAAGCTTATCAGTTCCATAGAATCTTGGAACGCAGACTCCACTCTTAGCTGGTCGGAAAACCTTGAAAGGTGGTGGAGGAAACCCATAATCACCATTTACGATAGGTCTTACGGTAAGCTCCTTTTTAATTTCCTGTATTGGTCCCGCGTCTACGAGGTACCCAGTTCGGGTGAGAACTGTCATATCTACTTATTTAAAGATGTGAAACTTTAAATGAGTAAATGCCTACTCTTTATATTAAGAGACTTCGACCCTCAAGGACTTGAAAATATCGAGGAAGAGAGGACCCAAGAAAACCCTGAGTGATTCTCCACATTCCAAACACCCTTGAAATCAACCTCAATTTCAACTTCATCACCCTTTATTAGAGACTGTATAGGGCGTCCCTCAACCTTACACATCACTCTCCTATAACGGAATGGTACCTTTACCGTGAGAATCGTATCATCGAGGGGATTATTAATATTTTGATTCGTGAGAAGATGGAATTTATTTGCATGCATTCGTTCTATAATTCCAGATACGTTGGGAGGAATTATAAAACGAATATATTTTTTACTATTGAACTCGTACATGGGTTCATACACTTTAGCTACAAACTTCATTTCTTTCTATTAAAGTACACTAAGACCAAAACTATAAGTACTATAATCAGGAATAGTGAAACCCTCGAGACGAGGAATGGTTTGAATGGTTTTCTTGTCCCAAATAATTGGTGACTTAGGCTTCGTGATACTTCTACTGATGCCTCGATGCTCGAATAGGGTGTATTTCTAGGAGACATCATACCACACATTGCAACTTTGGGACATTTACCAAAAAATGGGAGTTGTCCCTGGAGTCCCAACACCCCCGAGGATTGTGAAAATTCCCACTTTTCACCATTCCATTCAGAACCCCACCCAATCCTAGATGTTTTTGGTTCAGGTACCTTCAATTGGTCTATAACCCCACGTATAAGAATATTTGGATCTGTGTTCATGAGCTCGGGTGTAATATCACATATCACACAAGATACAGTCTTACCATCCTCTAGGACCACTGGTTGTAGATTCCATTCCGTTGTACAAGCAATTTCTAGATCAGACTTCAAATATATTGGTTTTTCATAATCAAGAATCACGTTCAAGGCACCATACGTACTGTAACGAACCTTCTTTTCCGCATCCGGACCCCAGTTATCACCCAAAAGTTTGAGAGCTGGGCTATTATCTACACACAAAAACAACATACCATCATTTATGAACGTATCATTACTGAGTTTGGCGGAGTATCCATCTTCACGATATTCTACAGAATCCAACTCAACCCCAAATAAAAAATTAACACCCCTCTCTAATAGTGCAGTTTCCATTGAGTCACACATACCCTTACCTGAAGTTTTCTGAGTGTAGAGTTTAGACAAACCAACATGATCTAAATTATTTACAAACTCGAATGCCGACATTACACCCCAAGTGACACCATCCATTATGAGGGGTAGATGTTCTAGTGTTGTTTTACCACTCTCTGAAAGAGTACCAACTGCATCTTTGAGAGAAATAGATTTGTATTTTTCAGGGTCTTTAAAAACATTAAATAGGAGGGATGAGAGGGTTATATAGTCTCTAAACCCGAGTGTCTTCAAGACATACCGTGAGGTACCGACGCCACTTTTGGGTACGAAAATATCACCCCATTTGATACCCATCTCTTCAAACAGTGATCTCGTATTTACGAATGCGCGATCAAACACTACACGATGTGCGTGTAAATCACGAGTCTCTGTATCCGGTTCCCACCAAGATCCACCTGCTGAAATCTTTCTATCGTAAATTGTTATTTCATGTTCACCTTCCCTGAGAAACTCCCAAGCTAGGGACATACCGGTAGGCCCAGATCCTACAATATGAATCTTCATTCTACTTTTAACACACAATTTAAATGAGTCCAGTCTTCTCACGCTCAGCGGGCGTTTTTAACGCGTATAGAACTGCAACGAAAATTATGGTGGATAAAATGGCGTACTCAACATCCCTGGATGCCGTTAAGGTGATTAGAAATAGAGAAATGAAACGGAAAATTTGGTTATCGAACAGAACTTTTAAACGTTGTGGGATCTGGACGGCATTACCAGAGAACAAACCTTGGTAAAGTACAATAACCGAAAAAATTAAGGATGGGGGTTGGAGAAGTTTTTCAATTGGGCCACTGACTGATCCGAATAGGTTAGCGATCTTTGTCATTTATATACATTGAGAAAATTAAAAAAATTACAAAAGGATATTAGCTCGTCGAGTACAGCGTGGTTTACTTTTCGTAAAAGTTAATAGACTTATCATGCTCCTTGAGGTACTCCTTCATACGACGTTGCTCATCCCGGATAATATCAGAGAATTTTTCTTTGATCTTACCCACGTCAGTGTCACTGTCTCTTTGTATCTTCTTACTCAATTTCTTGAATCCTTTATTCTTGTTGTTAGCGGCGAATATCACTGGTGAAGCAATAGCGAACATTGTGGTTATTGTCTTTTAAGGACATTTAATTTTTAACCGTGTTAATTTTTCCTCAAACTCCCTTCTCTCACCTGGAGATTCTATAACCTTACCCGTACTTAGAGCTTCTATTTCAGGTCCAGTGAGTTGCATAGCATTAACCCTAAAGTCCAAGAAGGCTTCCATAGAGAGGGGTACTAGGGGCTGAATTAATTCGTAAATAGCCGTGGCATACTCACGGATTTCCTTTTGGGCGTGGTGATCCATTCGTAATTGGAGGAAATGCATGAGATTGTGGAGGTCCATTTTCCACACAAAGGAGGTGTATGTCGATTGTGGTAAGACCCCACGGGCTTGTTCCCTACAGACACCCTTCTCTAGGAGTTCCTCATAAACTTTGAAGGCATTCTTATATTGTTGAGAGAGGGTCTCACTTAACGCATCCCCAATGTCCACAACACCATCAGATCCCTGGTGATTTATTTCGGATTGTCCACGAAGGATATCTGGTTCGTAATACTCTTCATCAACGATCGAGTATCGGGCAGACATCTCATTTACTGAGGCGGTCCTATGTCTCAGCCATTGTCTCGCAATGTATAAGGGTGCCTTGATACGAAACTTAAATACTACCAATTCTAGGGGTGAAGTATGCCAGTTGCGAACGAGGTAGCGAATGAGACCCCTATCACCACGAGTTGTTTTCGTTCCCGTTTGATAACTCACACGTGCACCATCGACGATAGCCTTATCTAGATTCTCTAGGGGCATATGGTCGACGAGTTCTACAAATCCACGATCCAAAACTTTTTTCATTGTACAATACTATCCGTTTATTTCTTTAATTAATTCATCTATATTTTTATAATATCTTTTCAAATCTTTCATGAATCTTTTATTGTTTTCGAGAACTTCACAATCAACTTTGTTTACATAGATCCATGCTAAGTTGGGTTTAGAATATTTTGTCATTTTTTGATTTTCATTTGGACGACGTGCAACAAGTTTGGTGGACTTCTTTTTCTTCTTGGAGGAGGCTGATGCGACTTCAACCCTGTTAACAAAACTCAAGGCTTGCATGACTGTATCCGCGAGGTCATCTTTTTTCTTAGATTTTACGAATGTATCTATCCAATGGGCATTCACGTCATCTTGGCGAATAAATGCTTCACATCTCTCAATTGCAACCTTCTTTCTTTTATTGTATTGTGCCTTACCCGGTCCAGCCACATCCGGGATCTTGTGACGGGCATCATAGAGTATAGTCTCTGCACTTGGGCACTTAATTATAAAGTAGGAGTGGAGAAAGTGCATAACCGAAATCATTTTCTTATTGCGGTCAGGTTGTTTTTCGATTAGAATCACTTGGGCATCTAAAATCCACGGTCGTTCATCGAGGTGATCTCGGAGGGATACATAAAGACCATCCTTGTGTTCGGGTGGTACACCTGAGACATCCCACTGGGTTACGAGATTCTTCTTATTCTCATCGAGAAGGCACATTGCCAGATTTCGAATACCAACGTCTATACTCAGAATCATTAGTTTAAAGAGTGTGTATCTCTTTAACCATCTACTTTAATCTAAGGGACTTAAAGAGGTAAATTTTTTATTCTCTATGTGGTGTTGGTGGTGTTGTCACACATTCGATGGAATCGACTTGACCTTACCTTATAGGTATGATGACCGACGAAACAAATTTTCGACTTTTGGACATTTTTGTTCTTGGAGTTGTATGAAATCCTTCGCAATCGATAAATATGGGTGTAGTAGAGGTGGACTCATATGTGGAAATATTGTGATGATGCGCAAAAAGATGTACAACCAAATAGGAAGTGTAAAAGCAGCACCAAATAGATTCAAATTAAAGGAATTTGGGGGCGAAATGACTATAGAGGAATTTAGGGAAAATCAAACGATTGATAAAGATATCGTACCGTGTGAGATTCAATCGAAACCATTTGTTGATAATCTCATACCCTTTGTTTCAAACACGAAGAAGATGGATGAAATAAAGAATTCTACTTCTAACAACAGTTCTCTAAAACTAAAAAGAAATAAACCTTTACAGAGATCCCACAATAATTTGGAATCAGCTTTGGGACTTATTATAACTCCCAAAACCTAGATTTCTCTTTTGTTTAGCTGTTGGTATTGAAGGTGGTAATTTTTCAGTTTTTTTACTATGAACCCACTTTTCACCATCGTGGGCTACCCAACAAATATCGTGTCTTTCCATGGCTTTCCTACATAAAACACAAGGCAATGACACTGCATCCCCCTCTACAGTTTTACGACAAATAACCAGATGACCATACTTTCTGTGTACCCACTCTGAAAACTGGTGAGACTTATATCCCCTTTTGAAACATTCTCGATAGAGTTGTTTTATAATTTGTCTCTCTGCACACATATGATTATTACTTTCTATACTTAGACCCTTAGTCATAGAACCTGTCACCGTACAATATTTCATACTTGACAGTTCAGACAGGCTGCTCCATCGTATACAAAATCACATCTCTTACACTCACTTAGGACGTTAATTCTCTTTTTTGGTACAAGACCTTGGGCAAAACGTTCGAGTTCTTTGACTGTGTAGAGACCATACTGGACCATAACTTCGAGTGATGGAAATCTCATTCTTCATAAATTACGTTTCTTTCGTTTAAATTAGTTTTCGGGGGAGAGGCACGGGATGCACTTGGTCAAATTCTTTTTGGCCTTCAGCATCGCGGCAAAACTGTCTACCATTGGTGGAACCATGGTTTTGAGAATGATCTCGAATTCACTATCCTTCTCACCATCATCAATTTGCTCGATGAGATGGTTAAGAATACCCACAACGAGCTTCTTTTTTTGGGGACCGGGGAGCTTCTTGAACTTGGAACTCTCCAACATCAACCGACCTAGGATAGGGGGGATATCCTCCTTGGTGAGACCATCATCGATGTACTCGACGCGAATTTCTTCTACGGTCTTCACAACACTCTGTGCATCAATCTTCCCAGCGAATTTTTGTAAAATTGCATCCATTTTATATTATCTTTGTATATTATAATACAGAATGGATTTTAACGATATTATCGCATCACTTGCGTTTGGTATAGGTTTTATTCAGATGTACAGCGATGTGAAGAATTCTGACGAACTTGACAAGAAGGCAAAAAAGCGCCTTATCCTCGGTGTGATTGCGAGTCTATTGTGGTTGACATATCAGGGTAGAAAGTATGGTGTAAACACTACAACGATGTACACGACCATCGGTCTCCTGGTACAAGTATATCTATTAAACAAAATCCTCCTAAAAGACATTAAAGATTGAAACCCTCTATAAATCAGAAATGAGTTCCCTCACTTGTGCCCAATTGAAACCTTCCTATTACAAGCGGTATGAAACTAAGTTAACCACCAAACGTCGTATGTGTTCTTCTTATAAGGTCCGTTCGTCTAGTGAGCCTTCGACCGAGCCTTCTGTCGAGCCTCCGGTCAGTACTTCTATCGAGCCTTTCAACCCAAAGACTCGATTCGCGGAGGTTCTCAATGGTCGTGCTGCTATGCAAGGTGTTCTATGGGGTTCTCTAAACTGGATGATGACAGGTGAAAATGTCATTCAGCAGATTGAGGATCCTGCGTACGCTATCGCTGCGACTGGTGTTGTTACTACATTGGCACTCGCGTCTCTGTTCACAGCCGAAAACTTCAGCACCGAGAAAATTGGAGCATTCACACCTGAGGCTGAGATCAAGAATGGTAGACTGGCAATGCTTGGGTTTATCGCCTTGTTTGGGTTGAGTGCCATGTAACCTAAAAATTCAATCATTTTAACCTTTTCTTCCATTGAAAATGTCCCTGCTCTACGCATCACGTAGGCCAAGAACATCATCAGAATATATACATTGAAGGCTATTGGCTTCATACTTATACTTTTAAAAAGTTTATAAGATCCTCCCTCGTTTTCTTTTGACACCACCCCAGTGCTTTCAGTTTATTTGCACAAATGTAATACCGTTGATCATTGAATGGGCGGTCGTCGACATATGTGATCCATTTATCATAGTCAGTGGTTTCCAACAGTGTCTCAATAATGAGTTTAGTAACTTCCATAACAGTGATTTCATCATCTGATGCAATGTTATATACTTCACCAGGTGTTCCACTTTTCCATACAACCTCCACTGCATCAACCACATCTTCGACGTGCATGAAAGCCCTTTTAACTGTAGCAGATCTCGATCCGTGGATTGTGCACATTTTCCCCTCTTGGAGTAACCTCTTGAATTTGGGGATAAGTTTTTCGGGGTATTGGTTTGGGCCGTACACGTTGTTACACCTTATTACTTTTATGTTCATCCCAAATGACTCTATGTACGAACGAACAATCATCTCTGCGGCAGCTTTGGAGGCGGAATAAGGATTTGTGGGTCGGAGAACACCCTCATCTTCTGTAAATGGTACATCTGTCTTGGATTCTCCATACACCTCATCGGTACTAAAGTGTATAAATTCGACACTTGGTATATGACGTCGACACGCTTCTATGAGTACGTGGGTTGCATGTGTGTTATCCATTGTGAAGGAGAGTGCATTTTCAAATGAATTATCTACATGGCTTTGTGCTGCAAAATGAAATATAGCATCAAATTTGTATTTTTCTATGAGGTGTTCAATGAGTTCTTTATTACCAACATTACCCTTAATAAATGTTGCTACACCCGGTTGAACATTTTGAACATTTGAGCAGTAATCCAGTTTATCGACATTTACAAAATGTGTATCTGGATATCTCTTCTTCATTATATTAAGGAAATTGGAGGCAATAAAGCCACAGCCACCTGTAACCATTACATTACTATACATTTCCCCTTTACTTTACGGTCGGCAAATGTTTTAAGTAAATTACACACACAATCAACATCCTCGATAGTCATACCGTGATGGGCACCGAGAAGGAACCCGTCGCTCATAATTATATCAGCATTTTCAAAGTCATCGAGATATTCTCTAAATGCAGGGTGTCGAGTGATATTACCCGCGAATGTAACACGTGTTTGAACATTGTTACTCTCCATAAAATTCACAAGTTCGAGGCGATCTGGACACTGTAAAGGAATGGCGAGCCAATTTGGGGATCTTGAGTCGTCTGGTAACGTGTAATAACTACAGTCTTTGAGATTCTCGAGATAGCGTTCCACATTTTGTCTCCTGATTTTCAAGAACCCCTCGAGTTTATCGAGTTGGACGAGACCGAATGCAGCGTTCATCTCACATGCTTTGAGGTGGTACCCCGCGACACCGTACAAGAACTTCCAATCGTACGGAATACCATCGACTGAGTGATTAAACCTATCACCCGGCTCCTCGATATTATCCCCTATACGACCCCAATCTCGAAACATTAGGGCTCTCTTGAGATGTGCATCATCATTGAACATTACCATACCACCTATACCACCCGCGGTAATCACATGACTGGCATAAAAGCTTGTTGTACTGATATCGGTACACTTGGTGTGGGTGAGGGTATCCGCAGAATCCTCAAATAGAATCACATCTGGGAAAGCTTCTCTAATAGCTTCCCAATCTGGGACATTACCAATTAGATTTGGGAGGATAATACACTTTGTATCCGGTGTTACAACTTCCTGGAGTTGTTCTACACTAGGCACGTATGTGTCTAAACCGACATCACAAAATACTGGGTTGAGCCCAAGTTGCATTAGGGGTGCTACAGTAGTTGAAAAACCACACGCGGGTGTTACAATCTCGGAACCCTTGGGGAGGTCTAATGCACAGAGACCTAGGAGAATTGCACTACTACCAGAGTTTACGAATAATCCTTGTTTCTTTCCAAAAATTTCCGAGACCCGTTCTTCAAAACGAACCGTGCGGTCACCAAACCCTGCGAGCCATCCATCACGGAGACATTCCTCTACCGCCTTGATCTCTTCTTCCCCATAGGATTCAAATTTATTTGGTGCGTACCAAATCTTTTTGTCCATTATGATTTAAAGAGTACCCTCCTCTTTAAATCATAATGAAAATATGTGTTTTAGGTGCGGGTGGTTTTGTGGGAAAAAGCTTGATACACCAAAACAGTGAGTGGGTTGGTGTTACCCGTACCGATCTAGATCTCACTGACCAAATTGCTGTTGAAGACTATTTCAATATCCATGAGTATGATGTAGTCATTCACTGTGCGGTCATCGGTGGAAGTCGATTGAAGAAAGATGAGAGTGATGTTATTTATAAAAATATTCTAATGTTTGAAAATGTGGTGAGAGTATTCAAGGGGAAGTTGATATATTTTTCAAGTGGAGCGGCTTTACGTGGTGACCCCCCAACAGATCCGTATGGGTTGTCTAAATGGGTAATTGATAAACGTATTCAAAATATACCAAACGCATATACACTTAGAATCTGGGGATGTTATGGACCTGGTGAACTCTCAACAAGGTTTAGTGCAATATGTAAAAGGGATGGGCATGTCAATATCGATAAAGACAGATATTTTGACTTTGTAGATGTTAAATATGTAGGAGAAATTGTTCAACAATATGTTTTTGGGCGCTGGTTAATGCCAAAGTGTTGTAACCTTGTGTATCCCAAAAAGATGTTATTGTCCGAGTGGGCTGTTTTTTTCGGGGCTACATTTACGATTGTAGATACTTCATCATTGGGGGAACCCTATATGTTTAAAGAATAGAAATAATGATTTAATAAGATGCGTGTAGCAATAATAGGAACTGGGAATATAGGAACCGATTTACTTTATAAATTGATGAAAATTTCTACATGTAAAGTGGTCGCTTTCGTTGGACGCCGTGAATCTACGAAGCAAATACCTCCAAATATTCCATATTATTCGATCGGTATACAGTATTTTATAGAAAATCCAAATGTATGTGATATTGTGTTTGATTGTACAGACGCCTCCACAGCTAAACAAAATGCCGAACTATTTCTTTTACAAAATATACACGTGATTGATATGACTCCATCAAAAGTTGGTAGAATGTGTGTTCCAAATGTAAATTGTGATTGTTTAGGACACACACTAAACGTCAATATGATAACGTGTGGTGGTCAGGTATCTATACCACTTTTGAAATACGTCACATCCAAGTGTAATGTCAAGTACGCAGAGGTTGTTACTCAAATATCTTCCGAAAGTGCCGGTATGGCTACACGTATAAATGTAGATAAATATATTCAAACGACAGAGAGTGCTATCAAGATGCTTGTGGGTATCGACAAATGTAAGGTTATTCTTAATGTTAACCCTTCACCCGAAACGGTGATGCAAACGACCTTATTTTTAGAAGCTTCAAAGGGTGAGTTCAGTGACTATGATCAATTTATAGAGGGAATGCAAACATATGTGAATGGTTACACCTCAGATGTTAAACCTGTATATATATCTGACACTATTCTCATGATTTCTGTAAAGGTATTCGGATCTGAAGATTATCTATCAAAATATGCGGGAAACTTAGACGTTATCAATTGTGCCGCAATAGAAGTCGCAAAGAAGATTTACAAAGTTAGAAATGAAAAAACAAAAAGATCAAATGAATATGATAAAATTCTTGACATATGAGTACTTAAAAAAATGCGTCATTTGACAAGTATATAATATGAGCAAAGTGAGTGATGTGATTGTGTCTTTTTTGATAGAAAAAGGTATAACCACAGTATTTGGTATAATTGGTTCAGCTAATTCTCATATTTATAACTCGTGTGCTGAATCGGGAATCAGTATTCTTAATACACACAATGAACAGGCTGCTGTCATCGCAGCCGGTGCCTATTATAGGACATCCGGTAAAATAGCAGCTGCTCTAGTGACGGCGGGTGGGGGAGCTACGAACGCTATAACTGGTATAGTGAGTTTATGGGCCGACTCTACACCCGTATTATTATTTTCGGGACAGGAAAAGGCGGAATACGTGAAGAATCATACTAACCGTAGAATGTATGGAACACAGGGATTTGATGTGGTTCACATGGTTTCTAAAACAACCAAATACGCGAAACTCGCGGAAGCTTCTACCATTCAAGACGATTTAGAATGTGCGTATGACATTGCGATGTCTGGTCGTAAAGGACCTGTATTACTTGATGTTCCTTTTGATGTCCAATCAGTGACTGTCCAGGCTCGAATTTGGAATCCTTCTAAAGTCGTGAGGTTACAACCAAATACTACAGATATTGAAAAGGTTATTGGACTTATTCGTGATTCTAAACGACCAGTTATACTTGGTGGTCATGGTATAAAATTATCGGATTCTATGGAACTATTTAAATCCCGTGTAGAAACACTTAATATACCCACCCTACTTACATGGTCCGGTATAGATATTTTGGATCACAACAATCCACTCTTTTTTGGTAGTCCAGGTGTCTATGGACAGCGCTCTGCAAATTTCATTTTCCAAAATTGTGATTTGCTCATTACAGTTGGTACTCGTTTGACTATACCCCAAACGGGATACGATTTCAATGAAGTTGCTAGAAATGCGACTATCGTTATGATTGACATAGATGAAACAGAATTCAAGGAATTTGTTGATCTCCCGATTAAATCTGATTGTGGAACATTTTTAGAAACATTATCTGGTATAAGAAGTTCATGTGAAACGTGGATTCAAACTTGTGTGGATATACGTAAGGAATTCCCAATCGTCGAGGACAAACATGTTGATGACGGTTTTCCAAATTCATATAAACTGATAGAGGGGATTTCGAAACACATGAAACAAGATCAGATTATTGTTACTGATATGGGTACAGCTTTGTTGTCTGGACACCAATCTATTCATCTCGGTAAAGATATGACGATGTTTTCTTCATACGGTCTAGGTGAGATGGGTTACGGATTACCCGCGGCATTTGGTGCGGCTATAGCTGGAAATGGTCGTGAAGTATTATGTCTCAATTGTGACGGTGGCATGATGATGAACATACAGGAATTACAAACGATCGTCCAACACAAATTACCTGTGAAAATTGTTATATTTAACAATGATGGGTATCTCATGATTAAACATACACAGAAAATGTTGTTCGATGGTAATTATAACGCAGTGGATAAGAATACGGGTATAGTTTTACCAGATTATATGAAAGTCGCTAAAGCTTTTGGTTACGAACCATATAGGGTTAAAACATGGAGTGAGTTCGATTTCTATTTTCCTCGCTTCATGAATTATGAGGGTCCCGCTATATGTGAAATATTTATGCCACCGAATCAGGAATTTCTACCCAAAGTAAAAGGTGTTGTACAATCCGATGGCTCCATCTTTGCACCACCTATCGAAGAAATGTCTCCGTTAGTATCTATGGATGTTATCGAGCGCGTGATGGGAGATAATATATCTAAAAAGTCTCATACTATTGTTCGGTCATCTGAGACGCAATAATACGAACGAGATCCTCTTGACCCGCAATCAATTTCCTATTTCCAAGCTCCTCAACCAGTTTGGCAATTGGGACTTTATATATTTGACAGGCTTCTATAATTTTCTTTTCGAATACAGAATGTAACTTGTGTTTCGCTGTTAATATATTTACGATTTTGGTACTTGGAGCTTGATACTCTAGGTCGTACATCGTTTCTGTGACATTTATATGACCACATGGGTGAATAGCTGTCATTATTTCCAATGGGGTGTTACCCGCACCCGCCCCAAATCCATGTACGGTTACATCTATAATTTCAGCACCATTTTTTATAGCTGTGAGTGAATTCGCTACAGCTAAACCCAAATTATTATGTGCGTGAAATCCCAACTTAACACCAACTTTAGAGAGTTCGGTAAAATATTTTTCAACATCCTCCGGAAAAAACGAACCAGTTGAATCCATTATTATGACGGCTGAGGCACCATATGATTTCATTTTCTGAACTTCTTCAACAAGAATATTAATTGGACACGTAGCACACATCATTAATGCCCCATATACCGTTTTATTGTGTTCGGATAGATACTCAATATGCGATTTAGTCATAGAAGCTTCCGTACAATGTGACGCAATTCTAAATATGTCCACACCAAGTTTCATAGCTGGTACAATGTCTTTTTCTATAGTTGCTAAACCGGGTATTACATGTACAGACAATTTAGTTTTGTTTAGGTAGTTTTTGGCGAGGGATATCATCTCAATGTCAGTCAGTTCAGATTTACCTATTAATATAGATGAAGCTCCTAGACCATTACCATGACCAATTTCCATTACAGGTATCCCAGAATTTTCTGCAAACATACAATGTTTCTTTATCATATCAGGTGTAAGTTTGTGTGATATAGCATGACACCCATCCCTAATAGTTAAGTCGTGGTATTCCACCATTATATTTTACACCCGACAAAACTTTAAGTATATAAAGAAATACATATAAAACTTATCAGATGAAGATCACATATTCCATACAAGTCTGTAACGAATCCCGTGAATTGTACTCTCTTCTGAATTTTCTTACACGTGTTATTGATGATGAGGACTATATTGATGTTATAGTGGATTCCAATAACACAACCGAAAAAGTTTCACTCGTATTGGAACATTTCAAGGATAGAATAACAGTGTATGAGAGACCATTTGATAATTTCAAAACGAATTCAAGTTTTCACATAGATGTAGCAAAGGGTGATTATGTTTTCCATATAGACGCAGATGAAATGCCCCAACAATCCTTAATCCAAATTTTGAAGCAGGTTATTGA